CAGATGGCCTTACGCAGACGCATACCTGGGAGACGGATTCAGCGTTGCTTACCGAACTCTCGATGCTCAATATTGGGGAGTCCCCCAACGCAGACGCCGGATCTACCTTGTCGCAGATTTTGCAGGTGGGAGTGCCCCCGACATACTTTTTAAGTCAGAAGGCTTGTCAAGGTATTCTGCGGAGAGCTTCCGTTCGTGGCAAAGAACTGCCTGCGGTACTGCGAGTTGCTTTGGAGCGTCAGGCTTCGATGGATACAACGGAGATTTAACCGGGAATGTATCATCCACCCTCGGTGTTAACTGCGGTATGTCCACGGGTCGCAACGGTATCGTGCTTAACGACCAGGGTGGCAACCGAATGGATATCACTGATGAGGTAACCGCAACACTACGCGCCGAAGCACACCATCCGCCCTGCGTGATGGAATCCGCTGGGTTCTGCACCGAGCATTCGGCTAAAAGCAGAACCATTGGTTATGAGGAAGAAACCTCACCGACACTCCGTGCCGGAGTTGTCCCGGCTGCGGTTGCTTTGGAAAACCATCCCGCTGACAGCCGTGTTACCATTTCGGATGATGACAAAGTGCAGACCCTCACTTCACGTATGGGGACCGGCGGTGGCAATGTGCCTCTCGTTATGAGTGATGCTTGCACCTGGGATGGCGGTCAAACTGTTTCCACCTTGACCGCACACAACGCTGGCGGTAATCAGCGAATGCCGGATAAAAACCACTTTAACTGTGTCATCCAGGCTTATGGTATCAGTGCCAAAGACAGCAACGCAATGAAGTCTGCAAATCCTCACAGTGGGATTTATGAGGCAGACACCTCCCGCACCCTTGATGGTAACGGTGGAAACCCCGGTTGCAATCAAGGTGGTATCGCTGTGGTCTGTGTAGACCAAGGCGGTGGTAAAAGTTCCTGCAGTGTCAGCGAGAATGTTTCTCCGACACTTGCTTGCACCCACGGTGGTGAACCTGCCGTTTGTGTTGAGGGCGGAACGATTGTAATTGAAGGCAATGGCGCACGCCCCTCACACAAGGGAGATGGCTATAAGGAATCCGATGTGATGTACACCTTAAACACCGTTGACCGCCACGCTGTCTATGCAATGACCACGGGAAGCTACGCCCAGGTATCAAAGGATATGGCACCGACTTTATTGTCCAGGGACTATAAGGATGCAACTGTGGTAACCGAACCCGCCTATGGTATTGGCAGAGATGCTTTTAACCAGGGTAAGAACGCACAGTTCACGCCTTCCGTATCCGAAGAAACGCAGCCGACTCTCGTGGCAAAAGGCCCCGGTGCGGTTGCAACTCCGTATGGATTTGACCCCTCCGCCACTCGTGATGTGGGACAGTACTTCCTTGAGGATTGTGGCAATACTCTCGTGAACGGAACTTGCCCCGGACACCACAACGGTGTTGTTGAAGCAACCTATACCGTCCGCAGGCTCACGCCTACCGAATGTGCCAGACTCCAAGGCTTCCCGGATTGGTGGTGTGATGACCTTGGCATCGCAGAACCTACGATGGATGATATCCGTTATTGGTACGATGTTTTTGAAACCCACCGCAAGATTATGGGTACATCCACAAAGCCCAAGACCCTCAAGCAAATTAAGAAGTGGCTTTTAGATCCGCATTCCGATGCTGCCGAATATAAGATGTGGGGCAACGGTGTTGCTTTGCCTTGCGTGTTTTTTGTGCTTTCCGGCATTGTGTGGTGTACACAAAATGAAGCCGATTATACGGCCGATTAATCTACACCCCAAATGTGCAGATATAACTGGATATATGTCGCACTTGACGGTAATATGTGACTACCAAAAAACAAGGAGGTACTCACAATGACAATCAAATTCAATGTTCCCGGAAAGGAACGCAAACGCATGGTACTCACCATTGCCAAATGGCTCGGTGAGGAAGTTAAGTACAAGGGCGCACCCAGCTTCGCCTACGAGGTGGACTACTTCACCATCGACAAGGACGGCAACCTCATTTTTGATGACCGCGCTGACAGCGAGGTTATCGAAAGATTGCTTGAGCATCTTTACGATGAGGGTTTTGAATCCGACATCAGTGCCGAAGCGGAAGAACCCACCGGGGTTTGCATTTCGATGCCCAAGAGCCTGTTCACCGATGCCAACCTTGAAAACCTCAAAAGCATCGTGGCTGCCAAAGGAAACCTCATCCGCAAAGCCCTGGGTGCAGAAGAACTTCCCATTGAGGTTACCGACACAAAGGTCAGCTTCCCTTGGTTTCCCGGAATGCCTACACCCGAAGAACTCAAAGCCTACGACACCTTCGTTTGCAAACTCTGCGAAATGGCACGTAACCAAAAGCGAGTCAACGCAAAGGAAAAGGATGTCGACAACGAGAAGTACGCTTTCAGATGCTTCCTTCTCCGCCTGGGCTTCATTGGTGACGAGTTCAAAACCGAGCGTAAAATTTTGCTCCGCAACCTTTCCGGCTCCTCCGCTTTCAGAAGCGGTAAGGCTAACGATAAGGAGGTGGATGCATAATGTTCGGTATTCGAGAAGAAACCCTCAAACGACTCCGCGAAGAGTATCCTCGTGGCTGCCGTGTTGAGTTGGTTCATATGGACGATCCCTACAACACACGCTTATACCCCGGTTGCAAAGGCACGGTGGTATCGGTAGATGATGCAGGCACAATCCACGTGCGTTGGGATTGCGGTTCTTCCCTCGGTGTGGTCTATGGTGAGGACTCCTGCCGAAAGGTGGCTGACGGCAATGAGTGAAAAGGTCCGGGAGCAGATCCTGGCTGTTAGAGCCACAGGGCTGACGAATATGCTTGACATCACCGCTGTGCAGCGGATTGCCTTTGATGCGGGCTACTACGAACTGGTCAATTACCTGGAAGACCACCGCAAGGAGTATGTGCACTTCATCTTTACGGGCGAGGCATAATCTACACAATTACCGCCCATATAGTGTGAAAATGATTGTGTACTATATTATCGCAAAATGACTGGATATATGCCGGGAATGACGGTAATATACACTCACAACAAAACGAACGGAGGCTTTCCCAATGATTAAACTTTACAAGTTTTACGACCTTATCAACCGCAACGCAACGGTTACCCTGACAAACCCCAAACTCGACACCACCTACTTTGAAGGTGCAATGAAAAGCATCCCCGACAGATTTGACGATTGCAACGTCACCGACTTCTGCGTTTCCAACGATGGGGACTTCCTTTTCAAGATCGAACTTTAAGGAGGACGGCACAATGGAAAAAGACATCTTCACCACCATTGAAAAGCTACAGCTTAATGTTTCTGCATCCTACGGAGCGGTTGTTCAGTACGGCGACAAGGTTCTCGTAACGGACATCAGTTGGAAAGGCGGATTCACCGCTGAAATCTACGAGTTCATCGAGTTCCCGGAAGACACAGGACTTGGCGATATTGAATGCCGACTTGTTCCTTGGTCGGTTGCCGAGGAAACTTTCAAAGATAACGGGTCCGCACTGAAATGGTGCTTTGAGCAACTGCAAAAATAACAGAAACCCAATATCCCTGGGATAGAGCCGAGAGGCTCTGTTCCTCGTTACAGCCGTAGGGCTGTTTTTTTATACCCTTTTTTAGGAGGTGACCGCATATCAGAAAACTGAAAAAGTATAAGCCGACTCGCTTTATGGCGAAGGGGTCTTATTACGATAAGACTTCCGCTGACTATGCGGTCGGCTTTATTGAATGCCTCTGCCACACCAAAGGCACCTGGGCAAGAAAGCCCTTTGAACTTATCGATTGGCAGGAGCAGATCATTCGAGACATCTTCGGAACACTGAAGCCCAACGGCTATCGACAGTTCAATACCGCCTACATTGAAATACCCAAAAAGCAAGGCAAGTCTGAACTGGCTGCCGCCGTTGCCTTGCTTCTCACCTGCGGTGATGGTGAGGAACGTGCCGAGGTCTACGGCTGTGCCGCCGATAGACAGCAGGCTTCCATCGTTTTTAACGTTGCTGCCGATATGGTTCGTATGTGTCCGGCATTGGCAAAACGAGTAAAAATTCTCGATTCACAGAAACGGCTTATCTATCAGCCTACGGGAAGTATCTACCAAGTACTTTCTGCTGACGTTGGTAATAAGCACGGCTTCAATACCCACGGCGTTGTCTTTGATGAGTTGCACACGCAGCCAAACCGAAAGCTGTTTGATGTTATGACCAAGGGCTCCGGCGATGCTCGTATGCAACCGCTGTACTTCCTCATTACCACAGCAGGTAACGACACCAAGTCCATCTGCTATGAGATCCACCAAAAGGCAAAGGACATCATCGAGGGCAGAAAAATAGACCACACCTTCTATCCCGTAATCTATGGTGCGGACGAGTCCGACGATTGGACAGACCCCGCCACCTGGAAAAAGGCAAATCCATCTCTCGGCATCACCGTTGCGATAGACAAGGTGCGTGATGCCTGTGAGTCCGCAAAGCAGAACCCTGGTGAAGAGAACTCCTTCCGACAGTTGCGACTCAACCAGTGGGTGAAGCAAGCGGTGCGTTGGATGCCGATGGAAAAATGGGATAAGTGTGCCTTCGCCACAAACGAAGATGACCTGGAAGGCCGTGTCTGCTACGGCGGTCTTGACCTTTCTTCCACAACGGACATCACAGCATTGGTGCTTGTTTTTCCGCCTACCGACGAGGACGACAAATATATCATTTTGCCGTACTTTTGGATACCCGAAGATAACATCGACCTCCGTGTCCGCAGAGACCACGTGCCATACGATGTGTGGGAGCGTCAAGGTTTCCTGCAGACCACCGAGGGCAATGTGGTTCACTACGGTTACATCGAGAAGTTTATAGAACGGCTCGGTGAGCGTTTTAATATCCGTGAGATTGCCTTTGACCGTTGGGGTGCTGTGCAGATGGTACAGAACCTTGAGGGTATGGGCTTTACGGTGGTCCCGTTTGGACAGGGTTTTAAGGATATGTCCCCACCCACAAAGGAACTGATGAAACTGGTTCTTGAGGAGAAGGTTGCCCACGGTGGACATCCCGTTCTCCGTTGGATGATGGATAATATCTTCATTCGTACCGACCCGGCGGGTAACATCAAGCCGGACAAAGAAAAATCCACAGAGAAAATTGACGGCGCGGTTGCCACCATAATGGCACTCGACCGAGCAATCCGCTGTGGCAATGATACTACCGCTTCGGTTTATAACGACCGAGGCATTTTGTTTATATGAAGGGAGTGAATCACAATGGGTATCTTTTCAGGATTATTCAAATCCAGAGACAAGCCCCAAAACAGAACGGTCGGCAGTTCCTACACCTTTTTTATGGGTGGTTCAACTTCCGGCAAACCTGTAAACGAACGGTCAGCAATGCAAATGACCGCTGTTTATTCCTGCGTGAGGATACTTGCTGAAGCGGTGGCGGGACTACCACTCCACCTTTACAAGTACACCGACACGGGTGGTAAAGAAAAGGCTGTGGATCATCCGCTTTACCTTCTGCTTCACGATGAACCGAACCCGGAAATGAGTTCTTTTGTGTTCCGCGAAACCTTAATGACGCACCTGCTTCTTTGGGGTAACGCCTACGCACAAATTATCCGTAACGGTAAAGGCGAAGTCGTGGCTCTGTATCCGCTGATGCCAAACAAGATGACCGTTGACCGCGACAGTAACGGACAGCTTTATTACACCTATCAGCGGGCAAACGAGGAAGCCCCAACTATGGAAGGTACTTCAGTAAAGCTGAAACCCTCGGATGTTCTGCATATTCCGGGGCTTGGCTTTGACGGTCTTGTGGGTTACAGCCCCATTGCTATGGCAAAAAACGCTATCGGTATGGCAATTGCCTGCGAGGAGTTTGGAGCCAAGTTCTTTGCTAATGGTGCAGCACCTTCGGGTGTTTTGGAACATCCCGGCACAATCAAAGACCCAAGCCGTGTGCGTGATGCTTGGCAGAGCCAGTTTGGTGGTGCATCCAATTCCGGCAAGGTGGCTGTTTTGGAAGAAGGAATGAAGTATACACCGATTTCTATTTCTCCCGAACAGGCACAGTTCCTGGAAACACGCAAATTCCAAATCAATGAAATTGCTCGAATTTTCCGAGTGCCGCCCCATATGGTGGGTGACCTGGAAAAGTCGAGCTTTTCTAATATTGAGCAGCAGTCCCTGGAGTTCGTGAAATACACCCTGGATCCCTGGGTAGTCCGT